GACCTGTTTAGATCATCCCATCTCTCTTGCCTTTCCGATGTTTTTGCTTTTCTTTTCAGTAATTTCAAAACACCTGCCTTGGCTTAACGCCTTTGCAGGTGTTTTTCGACAGTCTGACGCAATTAAAATTGCGGGTGGGTACCCCGGAACCTTGTTGTATTCACAATAAAAAAAGACTCTCAAATGAGAGCCGCATGCCTAAGCTGACTGCATATCTGAATATCTCACGCTCGATGATGGAGTTCATTTCGTTTATGCAGTCGTCGTATTTTTCAAGGATCTCCTTCTCCTCGTCGTTCAGCTTTTCCGAGAGCTTATCCCGGTTCTGAACTGCAAGGCTGAGAAGATTCCCCACCTCCTTATTGTCCCTCGTAGCATCCATCTGAGGGTCAATATTCCCGTACCAAAATTCTTCGAGTATACTTTTCATTTTACCTCCTTATATGAAAAATCCCCCAACCGGAGTTGGGGGATGTCAATATCATTATGTAAGCAATTCAAATCTAAGCTTTTTTTCTGATCTGATACTATCAAATCCTTCTTTACCAAAAATAGAAATTAGATTTTTAACCAAACTTTTTAGTGCATTTTCAGAATGATAGTAAATATATATTTCTTTTGCAATGCTGAAAACATCTGTAATTACTTCTTTGTCAGTTTTATCAAGTGAATGTCCAACGATAAATACCTTTTTTTCTGTTCTCGGATAACTATTAATACTTTCAAATTGTCGATTAATAAAATCAATATACTCTAAATCAGTTCTATGTATAATCCGTTGATAATACTTTTTGAAATTTATGAAAGTTGTATTTAGTCCTGACAATTCGTCGGTTTGGTCAGAGTCGATACCTAAAATGATTTTTTCATTGATTGTACCATGATGATGAATTACATGACATTTATTATATAGCTGTTCATATGTACTCGTATAATTGAAGCTGATTACACTATGTGCATCTAAAAACATACTGTTCTCTACAGAAAGTAGATTCATTTTAGAAATATTTTTTAATAGATTATCTACAAAACATCTCAGAAACACCCTCAGCATTTCTGAAAAATGCTCTAACTCGTTATATAATCTTTCTGCCACTTTATCTGCATCAACAAACAGATTCTTAGATCCTAGAGGTTTTTCAGAAAGAAATACTGGATTAATTACGGAATACGGAAAAGGGCTACTTAGAACACTTTCCGATGTTCTGTTTTCTAGAACAAAATTAAATTTTTGAATGATATGTGTTGTTGATTTAGATAGATGATTCCAATCAATTTTATCTGCTGGCCTTGTAACTTTAGAAATCAATTCCTTGAAGGCACCTACAACTTGTTTGATCTCTATTTCAAAGTCAATCCATCCCTTATCATTGTCAATCAATCCGTGTAAATAATTAAACCAACAATTATTGGTTGCGCCTTCTATCAGGATTTTTAAATCTTCATCAGAAATCGTAGTATTATCATAAGCAATACTATATTTAGAATAACTAGTGTCATATTGGGAATTTGTAACTAAAAGCTTTTTATTTGATATAATCTCACCAATGTTTGAATATGAACTAACCCCATTTGTTTTTATAAATTCAACGATCTGTAAAAAATTGGTATAGCTAGTTAGAAGTCCGTGATGCAAATCAAACCCATTTCCCAAAACAAATATATTCATAATTACTCAAACTCCTCAAGGTGGAACTCTTTCTGAAGCATATAATATCTTTTTCTGTTTCTTGACCTGCTGTTTGAAAGGATTTCTTCTATCTGTCGAGAGTATTCAATCTCTCTTTTCAGCATAGCTACAAACTGTTTTTTCTCAATCTCCGTAGGCTCATATCCTACAAAGCTGAACAAGAAATCAAAGTTTGTTCCGTGTCTGAATAGTCTTCCAGGCAAGGGATATGTTTCTCTCGCACCGAGCATAATGCCATAACGAACAAACGGAATTACGTTTTTGTGATACATTGCCTTATGACTATATGTAATGGCATCATGGGTAGTCACAGTCCCGACCTTTGCCTCAACAATGACGCGAGGAATTATCTTACCGTCAGCCTTTTCATAAATTACCAAGTCTGTCTCGAACGCCGTTTTATCAAAACTGTCAGCATCTAATTCCCAATCTTCATCGAAATGTGAGATTTCAAAAGCATAGGGGATCTTTTTCAGAGTATCAATATGTATTTCTTCTGAAAAATCTTGGTCATTTAATAAATCACAAATACTTTTAGTCCAATCATTTTCTTTCATCGTTCAACTCCACTAATCATATACGGTTAAAAAACATAATTTATATATAACGCTTGTATTATATCATGTTTATACCGTTTTTTCAACCACTACACCCGCAACAAGAAAAACTCCCGGAGGCATATACCTTCGGGAGTTCTGTGGTGCCGGTGGCGGGGGGCGAAGCTTAGTGGTTGGGTAGGTTGGTTTTTGGTGCATTTTGCTCAAGTATTGTTCTCAAATTCGTTACTTTTGCCAGTTATTTATGGAATTTCTACGGGATAGCACGGAATATTTTAATTTTCTGTGCCTAATTTTGTGCCTAATTCTTCTAATGCTTTTCTTACAAGATCGGTATCGTTGGGCATAAGATGTGAATATGTATTTAGGGTCATTTCTATGTCTTTATGTCCGAGTTGGCGACTCACTGCTACGATTGACACTCCGTTTGATATGAGCACTGATGCACAGGAATGGCGCAGATCGTGCAGGCGTATTCTTTTTACGCCTGCTTTTTCTATTGCCTTTTGGAATTGTCTATCTATTGACGTTGTGGGGAGGGGGCGGTTCCCTCCGAATACATACTCTCCGCCCTTTAGCTTCTGAAGCTCTGCTATGAGGAACGGCGGCGCGGCTACTGTTCGTATGCTCGGATCGTTTTTAGGCGCCTTAACAGTATATGCACTTCCCTTCACCTTATTGGTAATGCTTTTATTTATACGTACCGTATTCTCCTTTATATCATCCCAGGTAAGCGCCATTGCTTCTCCTCGGCGGCACCCGAGAATATAAAGGGTCAGAAAAAACGCTTTATACGTTTCGTTCTCTACTGCGTCATAGAAAGCTTTGAACTCTTCGGGCGTCCAGATCTGCATTTCCTTCTTTTCTTCAAGGTTAACGGGTTTTTCTACGTCTTCAAGAACATTCGGTGTTTTATAATACTTTTCCCCGTACCTTATTACGGCCGAAAGCTTTCCCAACAAATATGATCTGTAGCTATAGCTGCGATCCAGCTCATTTATCCAATCTGATATGCTTTTGGCGGAGATCTCCGCGATTCTCTTCCCTGTGAAGGCGGGGCGGATCTGTGCATTGATCTTTATCTCCATATCGTAATAAGAAGACAGCTTCATTCGATTGAACTGGAATTTCAAATAATCGTCGAGCAGATCATCAAAAAGCATATTTGAGGGAGCGGTCTTTTCTGCTTCAGCCCTTATGACATCATCTCTGTTTTTGATGTAGTCCTCGTAGCCGTACTGGGCTTCTTTTTTTGTTTTATATCCCGACAATCTTTTTTGCCGGGTGGTTCCGTCCGCCGGCGACGTTTCGCGAAAGCGAACCGACCACAGACCCGAGGATTTATTCTTTTCGTATGACGGCATATCGGCCGGCTCCTTTCTTTATACGGTGCCTATACTCCCGGGCTGTATCGGGCAAATATTACACCAGATGCAATGATAGAATCAAACCCAAAACAAAAGAAATTGTTATTGGTACAGCATATGAAATCCGATTTAAAATATCATTAGTGTTGTCGGAAACTTCTTTTGAAATCTTTTGGACAATAAAATATAAAGAACATTTAACCAAAGCAAAAATAAAAAGATGAATCCCTGCACCACACAACAAAATGATGATAGTAAACAATAGAGTTAAAATAACAACACTTATTACCTTACTCACTATATCAAAAAATGAAACTTCCTTATCAGCTGCTTCTAAAGATGGCTTTTGATATTTATTCGTAGTGTTTTTATCTCCCGGACTATGATCTGTTTTATCATCAAAATCATAGGGACAATCTATTTGTCCGTCATCATCAATGTCGTAATGTTGATGTGCGGGATAGCCATGGTGATAATGATATCCGCTATCGCTGTTATGACCACCGTTCCCGTCGGTTCTGCCACCATGAGCGCTTACAGAAATGACAAAAGAAAACAAAAACGCAAGGAAACAGCATATGTATGAAATCTTTTTCATTTTCTGCATTGTTTATCAAAAGTCATAGGCTGCTTTATATATTGAATCACCAACAATAATAATGATTGCTAAATACTTATAATCATGTCCCCATAAACCAATAGTTCCTTTTGCACAATCACCATCAACATCGCCATATATAGGGAAATCAGAATAATAACCGTCACCAGACAAGATCTTTTCCAAATCGTTTTCCATATTTACTGCGAAAATATTGAAAGACATTCTCAATCTTTCATAGCTTTCTTCTATAGTCATGTTTTTAAGCTTGAAATCATATTTAATGTGTGTTTCGGGAAAGTCTTTAGAATTATATATTTCTTCGCTATCTAATTCTAAAGAAAAATCCTCAGTTTCCCATAACCTTCCCGTACCAAAAACCTCTTCAAAAGACAAAGCAAACCAAATACTTTCAAATAAGTTTACCTGCCCCTTTTCATAACCATTCATATAATCATCACCATTCATATAATCATCTTCAGACTCACTTTGGCGATCGCATAATGTCATAAAACAAGAAAATATGCTCAACACAGCTAACAAAAAACACAGAATTTTTTTCATAATAATCCTCATTTGGATTTATTTATAAAGTTTTCGAACTGTTTGCGGACTTTTCTTTCGAGAGGGTTTAGGTACCAGGCGCTACGTTTCTCAAGGATCTGCAGGCGTTCGGCGCGGATCTGCGCGGCCTCGAGGGAGATATTACAGATTTTTGCGATCTCTTCGGCGCTTGTTGCGCCGAGCTCATGGAGGACGCAGGCGGGAGCAAGGAGATCTCTTGCAAATACGTTAGCTGAGGATTCGAGATCGTTTCGAACGGTGAACGTCCGATAAGCGCAGGCAGGGACGGCTGTGAGAAGGTGGCCGAGGAAGATATGGCCGAGCTCGTGTGCCACGGTGAAGCGGCATCGCTCGGGCGTTTCGGAATCCTTATAAATGATATAGAACTTCCCTTTTTGCTCCACGGTCATTCCGCTTTGGTTCTCTTTCAAAAGATTTGCCTTTGAATCCTTAATGATCCTGATACCGTTTTTAGCTGCTATTTTTGATACGTTCACCGGCAAGGATTTAATATTAAAATCTATCAAGCACTGCCAGGCAGCATCTCTCGCGTTTTTATAAAGTCCGTATTTCAATATTCTTCACCTCATAGGTAGTATAACCTATGGGGATTTTTTTATTTGAATCTCGTATTATACTACGTAGATCCCGCTACGCGCCCTCCTTGGGGTCGGGTTCGACTACAGAAATATCCCACCGGGATATTTCTTCCGCTCAGGATGACAGAGGGGATTACAGTTCCGTATCGTCTGCGGGGATCTCTGATAGATCGGGGAGGTATTCTGTATGAACGGTCTCAGATCCATCGACGCTACGGGCGGCAACGCTAGATTGGATAAGACCCTTTGCGCGCTCTGCTCGATCGTACTCCTTCTTTAATACGGTACCCACGGTGATCTTTCCCGCGTCGTCAAGGGCACGGTACATCTCTATAATAGCAAGCTCTGCCTCGGTGAAGCTGCTCTCGCTATTTGCGGGGGCTTTTTCTTTTATGTCGGTCTTGCCGAGGAGGTAGTCAGACGTTACCCCAAAATAATCTGCTATGCGTTGAATGGTGGTTGAACGAGGTACGGCGCCCTTCTTCCATTTTGTTGCAGTGGCATTTGAATAACCTAATTTTTCGCATAAAGCTGTAGGAGAAGTACCGTTACTATTACATAATTCAACAATTTTTTCCCAAAACATAAAAAACCTCCATTTTGAACAAGTTAGTTAAGTTAGTTTTGTGCATTGCGACAAAAGTTAGTTTGGTAAGTATTTTTTCATTGACAAAGTTAGTTTAGTTAGGTATTATGTATTCAAACAAGCACCGACGATCGCTTCTTTCTGAAGCGAGTGAAGAGTGAAAAGTGAAAAGTGAAGAATGAATGACGAAATTCGCTCCAAGCGAATTTCCACATTTTCTTTTATCTCTTCTCTTTTCTCTCTTCTCTGCGAAGCCTTCCGGTGCTATGTTGAACCTTCGGTCTGGCAGAGCAGCCGCTATTCGGCATTGCCCGGCACTGCCGTGACCAAGGATAAAGCGGTGCGGGGACATTCCATGCCGTCCCCGAACCCGTTAATTTCATCAAATCCCGCTTTTCTTTAATGTTTCTTTTCGGCGGGATTTGCTTTTGCAAATCTCTGTCAATTTTAATTGACACAAAAAAGCAAACAAAAGCGACCCGCGACAAAGCGCAGGTGCTCTCGTATTATGGCACTCAGGCATTGTGCCGGTTCTTTGAATTTGACCCGTGGGAAGGGTCAAAAGGCACAATGCGGTGAGGGCAAGGGTATAAACAGTTTCGGATGTCTGTATGCCCGAACTTATGTTAGCACAATTATCGTCTTATGTCAAGTGTGGCAGAAAGGAGAACGATGGGACTCTTAGTTAAAGAAAAGCTTAAAAAGCTGAAGCTTAAAAACGGATGGTTGATAGACCGGCTCAACTTGAAAGGCTGGAACGTTTACCCTGAAGAGCTCTCTCGATTTATTTCGGGAGCCCGAAAAAGTGAGCGCGGCGACAGGATTCTTGAGGCTGCGCTTGAGATACTCAAGGATTACGAAGAAACAGAACGCTTAAAGGCGTGTTACTGAGCCTCAAGAAAGGAGGGAGGCGATTATGGATAACATTGAAAAAAAGATAAGGGAGCTGGAGAGCCGAGTCAGTTACAACGAACTGTGGATAAGGATATTCCGAATTGTTGTGTTCGGGGGCCTCGGGGCGATCTGCGGCAGTTTAATAGCGATTGTCATCGGTATTTGTTTAAAATAAAAAGCCCCGACAAGCGGGACTTTACACGTAAATATAAAGTTAGATAATTCCTAATATCAACTGTATAAGCAAAGTGAGAAGAGCGCCGACCACTGCGCCGAGAATAGAAGAAAATGCGGCAACACGAAAATCGTGCAAGTATCAAATAACGGCAGAAAGGAGAAAGATGGGACCGGTTATGAATATGAACAATAAAGAAATGAAAAGAAAAATAAAGTTAATGTTTGCCACACTCTGCTGTTTCGCCCCGGAAACTCTGGGGATGAACAGAAATGAACCCCTAACCGTGTGCAGACGGTTAAGGGCTCTGAAAGCAAGAGATATTGAGAGGGAAAACGAAGCTTCTTTAGAGAGAAGATTGAAGTATTGCAAAACTCTCGAGGAGAGAGCAGGTATGCGGGAGAAGATACGGGAGCATCACGTTATACTCAGGCATCAGATGCAGACGCTGTTTAGCCCTGAGGATATAATAGTTCATCAGTTATATCCATGATCTTACTTGCGGCTGACTGAAGAAAAGGGGCACAGTCATTGAGCAGGAAAAGAGGAGTATTTAGTGCATACATTACTGCATATTCCAAAAATACACACTCATCATTTGTAAATCCAGAGGTCAATAAAGGGTTAGTTAGTTTTGTTAAACAGGATGAAGTTTTTTCGTCTCTAACACTTGCACTAAATTCTACCCCTTTATAGGTCGGCTTGTCTGCGTTTTTACAAATATCTAAAGCCACAAGGACTGCAGCTTTCTCTTTTTCGGTTAAATTCAAAGTATTCATAATTATCTCCTTTGTTGAAATTTTCTTTATTTGTAATCGGTGGCACTTTTACGATAACACAACAATTTACGACCGTCAAGGGGAGGAGGGAATAAATGGGACCTCTTATTAAAGAAAAGCTTCGGGCTCTGAAGCTTACGAATGCATGGCTGCTTGAAAAGCTCAGCCGTGCAGGTTACACGATCTGTCGCGAAGATCTCTCACGTTTCATTAACGGAAAGAGAAAGAACGACACCGGCGACAGGATTCTTGAGGCTGCGATTGAGATACTCAATGATTACGAAGAAACAGAACGCTTAAAGGCGTGTTATTGAGAGGATTATTATGGTTTCAGAAGAATATATGAAGGGCTATGCGGAGGGGTATGCTTCTGCTTTGGACAAGCAAAGAGCAGCCGGCGCTCGTCCATATATTGACAAAGAAGGTATCATTGAACGCTACGGTGGGAAGATCGGACAGAACAAAGCGGGAGAGATCCTTCGTGCCGTTCGACACTGCTGCGACGGGGGCAAGCTCGATTCTTGCTCAATAGTTCTTATATCTGAGCTTGAATACTGGGAAAGCATTGTTGATAAAAAATTTCTCGAAAGGTTATAGGTTATCGAAATGGCTAAGAAAATCAAAGTGATTATTAAGGAGCCGGGAAAGAAGCCGAGGGAGGCGAGGATCGAGCCCACTCAGGCTGAGATAAGAAAGATCATTTGCGGATCGCTGAGGGTTTTCAGAATATTCGAAGATGGTTGCGTCTTTTGTGCAAGGGATATTTCGAACCTTGACTACAACTGCGAATACTTGGGCCGAGATTTTTACGGCACGGTTATATGGGTCGGCGGCAGAGAGGACAACCTTTGTGATTTTGAAGAGGATCTCAGAGAGTTTCGACTTTTGAACCCTTCCCTTTTTGAAGAATTTGAGCGTGGGGAGAGGAAAAAGCGCGAGGAGCTTTCCCATCTTTGCTTATTCGCACTATTTGCTCTCGGGTGGTGCTGGATCACCTACGAGCTTTGTGATCAGATTTTCTCTTTGCCATGGTGATGGGAATATCTCGCATCCGCTGCTGCAAGGGATGCCATGAACGAGAGCTTGGGTGCCACTCGGTTTGCGAGCGGTACATCAAGGAGAAGGATCAGGCGGTCATTATAGACCACAATGTTAGTGATTATCTTGCGGCAAGGCACAAGGCTATTGATCACAGAAAACATAGGATGAAAAGAAGATAGGAGAAAAGAAATATGAAAACAATTGAAAACGAGGGGATAGTTTGGCTGCACATAGACAGTCTATTTCCCCATCCGGACAACCCGAGAAAGGAGATCGGGGACGTGAGCGAGCTTGCGGCAAGCATTAAAGCCAAGGGCATTATGCAGAATTTGACGGTTGTGCCGAGGAAGAAGAACGGAGAAAATAATCAACCCTCTTCCACCGCAAGCGGTCCCCCTTCCCCCGATCTAAGAGGGAAGGACAACTTGGGTGCTCACGGCGGTTCTTTGAAGTTGGCTCCGCTTGAGCCAACAGACGTGAGCACGGAGCGGACAAGGAAAAACTGCGATTCAGATAAACATAACGTCCGCGAATATACCGTTATTATAGGACACCGCAGGCTTACAGCAGCAAGGGAAGCAGGGCTTCGCACTCTTCCCTGCGTTATTGTTGAAATGAGCGAGCAGGAGCAGATCGAGACGATGCTCCTTGAAAATATGCAGAGGGTGGATCTTACTCCCTTTGAGCAGGCTCAGGGCTTTCAGATGATGATCGATTTCGGCGACAGTATCGAGGAGATCTCCGGGAAAACGGGCTTTTCCGAGACGACTATCCGCCGGCGCATCAAGATGAACGAACTTGATGCAGGAAAGCTCAGAGAGGTTTCCGAGCGGCAGATCTCCATTGCGGATCTTGACCGCCTTTCGAAGATAGATGATCTCACCGTTCGCAACCGCGTTCTTGAATCTATCGGCACAAACAACTTTGAGAGCGAATATCAGCAGGCCCTTAAAAAGCAGGAAATTGCAAGGATGGTACCGAAGGCGAAAGAGCTCGTAAAGAAGCTGAAGGCGAAAAAGATCAACAGATCCGATACTTACGGCGGGAAGTACGACCGCATCGGAGACAAGATTGATCTTCACAAGTGGGACGGTTCCACTATACCGGTTAAAGACGGTGAGGAGAGAAAGATCTATTACCATCTCGACGAAAACTGGGGAGATTTTGCATTCTACGTTGAGCGGCCGAAGGCAAAGCCTGTTAAGCGGCCGAAGGCAGAGCTGGAGAAGGAGAAGCGGATCGCCGAGGCCTGGGCACAGTATGATCAGGCAACGGCACTGGCGCATACTCTGAGATCTACCTTTATAGCTTCCCTCACGGTTACGAAAAGCAATATGGAAGCAGTGCTCCGCGGGGCGGCGGTTGCCTGCGCTTACAACGTTATTGGCTACCCTCAGACGAACAGCACGGATATATATAAGATGCTCGGGCTTGAGGAGCGGCAGTATGAAAACGGAATACGCGGAGTTATTCTTGAGACAGTTCGCAGCGGAGATCTGTCGCTTTTCCCGAAGATAATTTATGCGGCGTTTGGTGACAAGGAAAGCATCGGTTATTCGGGCGGGTATCGCAGGGAGTTTCCCGTTCATTCTAAGAACACTATGCTTGATGCTCTTTACGCTTGGCTTTGCTCGCTCGGTTATGAAATGTCTGACGAGGAGAAGGCTCTGCAGGACGGAACGCATGAGGTGTTTTCACATAAAGGATCCTGACAATGGGACAAGCACGAAACTGGACTAAGGAAGAAAAAGAACGCCTTTGCGAGGAATGGGGACAGTATTCCCTACCCACGATGGCGAAGCGTTTTAACAGAAGCATTGAGGGCATTAAAATTATGCGCCAACGGCTTGGTTTGCCCGATCTGATAGCTTCCGGTGAGTACATAACGCTTAATACCTTGATACAGGAACTCGGTCTGGGTTACAGTTACGACGTTCCAAGGCTTAAGAGGATGGGGCTTCCTATTAAGCATCAGACCATCATTAAAAAACGTGTTGCAATGGTAGATATTGAGAAATTTTGGACGTTTGCTGAAAATAATGCTCACTTCTTTGATTTTTCACGTCTTATGCCCTTTGCACTTGGGCCGGAGCCTGAATGGGTGAAGCAAAAGCGTCACTCGGACAAACAGCGAAGAGGAATGATAAAGCCTCACAACATCAACTGGACAGCTTCGGAAGACGATCATCTTCTTATGCTTGTGCGACAGCAACGTTATTCTTATATGGATATCTCCAGGATCTTACACAGAAGCGAAGGTGCGATACAGCGCAGGCTTAAAGACCTCGGTGTTCCCGATCGACCCCTCAAGGCTGACAACACAGTGAAATGGACTGACGGCGAGCTCAAGCTTCTTACCGATGGGATCAAAAAAGGTGAGAATTATGAAACTTTATCGTTGAATATCGGAAAGAGCGCCAAAGCGATACGCGGTAAGGTATACAGCTGCTACCTTTCGGAAAGCCTTGACAACGCAAGACGTCTTATGGGAGAGGGTTCCTTTGGTGACGGACGCCCGCCGCGCAAGCTGAAGCACAAAAATGTAATGGACTGCGAAGAACGAGAATGCACTAAGGAAAGTCTTTCGTATCTTTGCGGACTTCTGAAAGGACGGATGAAGCAGCTCTCCGGAGTGAGCGAAGAGTTCTCGGAATTTTGGCAAAAGGATATGTGCCAACATTGGGACGATGTTCAAGGTTGTACGAAATGCGAAGAAAACTGTGACGTTTGCACGTCGTTTGAGCGCATAAAACCGCAGGCCTGCAAGCGTTGCGGCGCTACGTTCTATATGAGAGAGACCTCTTTATACTGTCAGCGTTGCATTGAGGACCGCCGCAAGGCTCACAAAAAGAAAGTTGCATATATGTTATCCCACGGGAAGTGGTGAAAGAAAGGAAAAATCATGAATAGATATCAGAAAATTACGGCGATGGAGCCAGGGGAGTTTGCGGAGTTCCTCGATAATTATGAGGACTTTTTTTGCGGCTCGTGCAGTCCCGCCTTCTGTGAATATTTCATAGAGGGCGGAGGATGCAAGGATCATCCCGAGGGGGGCTTGCGTGACAGCGATACTCAACTGGCTTCTTGATACGGTTGAGGGGAAGGAGGAGCGTGTGGTCGGCGATGACTACTCTTCCACCGCAAGCGGTCCCCCTTCCCTCGCAAGGGAAGGCAAAACACAGGCTGAAGCAGGGATCTCCGAACGTTTGGGGACCTTGCGCGAGGAGATACTCAGGGAGGCTATCAAGTGCGTATGCACTGATCGCAACGAGCAATACGGGGAGCCTGAGGACAATTTTTCGTGTATTGCAGAATACTGGCAGAAATCCTTATCGATCGCTGTGTTGAATACGGCGCCGGCGTTTCCATCACGGCTGAGGACGTTGCCGTGATGATGATGCTTTTTAAGATAGCGCGGTATATTACGGCGGATCGTCCGACCGTTGACACCTTCGTTGACATTGCAGGCTATGCTGCCTGCGCCGGAGAGATATGTGAGCGACATCGTCGCTCAGTGAAGAATGAAAAGTGAAAAGTGATGGTTGGAGAAGTTGAGAAATGAAACGCATAAATGAATCGTGGATACTGCCTGAGAATCGTGAAAAATACTGGTGCGAAAAGTGCTGCAATTATGACCGGGAGCATGAGGGACATGATGGATGCAGTCAATGCAAGCTTACGGGTATGCAGACTTTCGGGCAGATGTTCGGCGGAGGATGCACGGGGTTTAACGTGCCTGCTCAGTTTTTAAAAGACATCAGAATTAAGGGAGAGGCGCCCTGCGATATCAAACTGATTATTAAGGAGTGCTATCCTTTCGGAAAAGCAACCGAGGATGGGCAAAATATAGGATCCTCGATCGGGCTCAAGTTTACATACTTCGGGAATCAATACGGCTCTGTTCGGTATTTATCTGAGCCGTTTGTCAGTGTGGATATGCTGAAAGCTGATATACCAAATATGCTCCGAGACGTAATATATTCCCTGTTTACCGGCTCTATAAAAAAGGAGGACGATTGGGTAAAATGACGATCGAGGAAGCTAAGAAGGCTCTGAAGGAAAAGGCTGTTGTTGTTTATAAACAATACGGATATTTCATAGATCATATTCAGACCTATTACGACAAAGGCTATAAGAATGCCCTTTTCCTCGTCCCCGTCGATGGTAAGAACTCGGCGGTGGTAGCGAGGATGACAGACTGTGAGGTGGAAGGTAGCTGATATGTTTATACTTATAAAGAAGCTTCGGGAGAAGGATGAGGAAATCGAGAGTCTTCATGATGAAATAAAGCTCATTCTCCAAAGAGAAGCAGGGGTTATTGATGCGTATCACAGCGCTGAAAAGGCTGCTATTGCCGCAAAAGCTGAAGCACAAGAGTTGAAGAACAAATACTCAGCCTTGTATGAAAGGTACCTGAATCTGCTTGAGAGGTATGAAAAGGCTTTGAAGGATGCTCCTGCCGCCGATGTGGTTGAGGTGCCTGAGAGCGGCATCGGAGATCTGTCGGACGGTTATCACACGTTCAACGAGCTTTATCATCACAGGGCTATGCTCTTCTCCGTTATCTGTAATATATTTCGTAAAAGAGCGTGGAAAAGCAAGCTTCACGATACGGGTGATATGTACGAAGGTATGTTCATTGTCGGTATAGATACACCTTACGGACAGGCAACATACCATTATGATATTGATCCCTATTGGGATATGTTCAAAGTGAAAGAACTTGATAAAGCGCCAAAATGGGACGGGCATACATCGGAGGAAGCTATTGCACGAATAGCTGCGTTGGCTGAGATAGACGTTGCAGAGGTTATGAGATGCCGAAAGTGCAATCACAATGTTGCAAACTGGAATCACGATGAAAACGATATTACAGATTACACCGACATTGTATGCGACTACTTTATGACTGACGGTATGGCGCCGAATGACTATTGCAGCTATGGAGAAAGGAAAGAAACATGATACACGCGCTAAAGACATTGCCGGAGTTCTTTGAGGCTGTTATCTCCGGCAAGAAGAAATTTGAAGTTAGGAAATGCGACAGGCCCTTCCAAGTGGGAGATCTTCTCGCGCTTAACGAATATGATGCTGAGAGAAAGTGCTATACCGGAAGATCCTGTCTTGTTCGCATAGACTACATACTTTGCGACCGGGAATACTGCAAGAGTTCTTACGTTATTATAAGCTTCAGCCCTATGATGACGGCTCTTTACATTCGGGAGTTTACCAAGGATCCCCTCGGATTCGGCAATAACCATATTCCTATGGCGACACAAGGCGATGACGAAAGGCACATTCAACGGCACTGCCCTGCCGAAGAGGGGAGATGAAGGGCTTGAAAAAGCTAAAAGAGATCGACTGGGAATGCGTGATCACATTTGCCGAGAGCAACATGAACATTGCTGTTTGCTCACGGCGCTTATTTCTTCACAGGAACACGGTGGTTTATCATCTTGGGAAGGTTCGGGAATTTACCGGGCTTGATCCCTTCAATTTTTATGATCTGCACAAGCTTTTGGGGGCAAAAAAACAGGAGGAGCTTTGTGCGATGCTTACTGCTACTGCCCAATGCGAATTATAAAGGAAGGTGAGAACCGGCGATGGTTAGCGAAAAAGACAAGGCGCAGATCACTATGATGTACCGCCAGGCGGCGGACAAGCGCTCTCAGATAAAGATCCTTTCGGAGCTTTATCTTATTTCACGAGCTGAGGTTTGCAAGGTGCTTTTTGATGCGGGATACACGGACAAGCACATAAAAAGGATGCTTGAGCCTGCTGATACCGGGAAGGAAAGCAGGTGCAGGCCCTGGACTGCCGAGGAGGAGGACAGGCTATGCGCTCTTCGTGCTCGGGGGAGATCCTACGGAGAATGTGCTGTTGCTCTTAAAAGGAGCGCAAACAGCGTAGCTTCGAAGGCTTATCAATTAGGTTGTTAGATTTCAAGGAGGAAATATGCAGCTGAGGACTATTGTTACTCTCCTGGGGGAGGTTTACGGCTGGTATCCTGCACAGAGAGAGTTTATTTCTACGATACACAACGATGGGACGAGATATACAGTTCGTTCCAGAAACCAGGCAAAGACCTGGAATGCTTTTATTGACGGTATGGCGAGGAAGCTTTTCGAGAAGCTTCAAAAGATCAAGGATTCGGGTCAGGAGGCCGGCATTATTACGGCGAAGATCTTTTACAGGGGAGATCCGGCAGCCGCTCTGCTCTCCCTCATTTGGGACAATGGTCGCGGCGAATACAAGGTGGAATTCAGCCATCACGACTCCGTTACCTCCCGCACCTTTGCAAGCATTGACAGATCTATGCACGGCTTCTTTCTGAAGCTTTGGGACATTATGAAAGAGCGGATGACGGTTCTGACGGTGACGAGGGACGGAGGTGGATAATATGGTCAATGTCGGGAAATATTCTATCGCCCGGTATCTCGGTGGCTCAAAATATGAGATCTATTTAAGAAGAAGCGGGCCCGGGACAGAGCTTCTCGGAATCTACAACGGCTTCATTGCCAAGGGCGGTAACACCATGAAGCTTTACATTAAATCTCCGGCTATCGGTGTTCGATACGGTCAGATCCCCGGGAAGGATGAGGTCTTTTGCAGTGATCTTTTACGTGAGCCCGGGTATATATAAGAGAAAAGTGAAGAGTGAAAAGAGAAAAGAAAAGGATGCAAACAGCCTGTTTCGGGCTGTTTGCTACATTTTCTCTTATCTTTTCTCTTTTATCTCTTCTCTGCGAAGCTATACGGAGCAGACGGGTGTGATGTGAACGGACATCGGAAGTTCAACTCTTCCCTGCTCCCCTTAATATATTGGAAGCGATGTGCCGGCTTCCTTGTTTTAACGGGCACACCTCGGGGCGAGGTCAGAGCCTCCACCTCCTTTCATATGTTTGCCATGGGCGTTCGGGCTGTTGGCGCAGTTCGTGCATTCAGAAACGTCGGCGTGAAAATCGCCAGAACACTTCTTTCAGAAGTGAGAGAAAAGTGAAAAGTGAAGAGAGAAAAGAAATGGAGGCTTTTATATGCGCTCATCGGTGATGAACGCATATAAAAGCTTACATAAAAATTATCCTCGCGTGCGCGTGCGTGCGCGAGTTCGGGCTTGTATGGAATATTAATAATTCAACCAAAATGAGGTTGGTTGATTGGAAAGTGAAAATGAAGAGTGAAGAACGAAGGAAGATTTCCGCCTATGCGGAAATCCACATTTTCTTTTCTCCCTTCTCTTTTATCTCTTCACTGCCTGCAAAGGCATTTTTTGACGCGGCAAGGCGCGGGCGCGTGTCGCGCGATACATTATATGCACAGCCCTTTCACTCAAGAATTACTCTCTTTTTACTCAAGATAGATTAGTGGGGCGGGGGCAGAGGGAGTCTGCACTCCGAGGGAGTCAGCGCAGGAAGTTCAAATTTCGGGAGAAGGTCATTATGGGAAGAACACAGAAAGTACGATACAGAGAGCTGAGAAGGGTCTGCGGGGACTATCTTTACGTTTACGTTTATCCGGTCTTTCCCTCGGGGAATGCTCCCGCAAAGGGCTCAGGCAGGCGAAAAAAGTACAAAGAGACAAGCGAAGTACAGCAGAAACTCAATGACCGTCACTCAAAAGAGCATTTTGAGATGCTCGTTCACGCAAACTGCACTCAGAACGATTACGTTATGCACCTTTCTTATGCTGACGGCTGGCTTGCAGAGAACGACGAGCAGGCAGACCGTGATCTCACGGCTTATCTGCGCAGGATCAAGCGCTTATATCAGAAGGCGGGGATAGAATCCTGGTATATCGGCGTTACTGCCAAAGGATCGGAGCGCGGCCGTTATCATCATCACATATTCCTTCCCGGGGGCATTGACCGTTCCCTTCTCGAGGACAAGTGGCAGTACGGCTATGCAAACTGCGACAGACTGCAGTTTAACGAGGGGGGCATTGCAGATCTTGCGGACTACGTTGTGGAAAAGCAAGATCGAGTTACCGTTCGCCGTTGGCGTGCGAGCAGAAACGTTAAAAAGCCCATTGAAAAGCCAACGAGAGACCACATTTACGACAGAAAACGTGCTCTTTCCATGACGAGCCCCCTGACGGCTTACGAAAACACCTGTGCACTTTACCCCGGATACATAATGAGCGAGGATCCTTACATACAGGAAAACGAGCTGAACGGAGGAGTATACCTTTCCATGAAGTTTTACCGCGAGGACGCCGACTATATGCAGAGGCGAAAGAAGCTCGGCAGATACATAGATCAAAGGCGGACGAAGAACGGCAAACTGAAAGGAGCGTGATGCACTTGAAATACCGTGAGAGGGCCCGATGGGGACTCTCGGAGGATGAATGCAGGTACATATACACTGTTTGTCAGCTGTTTTCGCGGCAGGACAGTGCCGTTCAGAAGCGGATAACGGCTGTTCTTGACGACGTTTCACGGCCGAGAGGGATTGACGACGGTACCGACGAATACGCAAAAGAAAAAAGCCTCCGAAAGGGGGCTTTATGGGCATGCCTTTCAACGAAAGCCGATCAGACGGCTGTTGCAGTTAAATACAATTACGATCAATCAACGATCTCGAGGATGGTGCGGGACTTTTACAAGGAATATAAACGACGGTATTTATAACAGCTACCAAGCACAGCTGCGCCGAAGCCTTTGCTTACTAGGGTTTTCGGCGTTTTTTTGTTCTTTTTAACTTGCATATCACAGCCACTTTTTTATGTTATGCTTTTCTTATAGAAAGGCGAAAAAGGATGGGAAGAAAAAAGAGCTACACAGAAAAAAGCTTTCAAAAGGCTTGCACGGAATACTTTAATTCCATCTCAGCTGAGAGACCTGTTAAGGAGCTTTACGACACCGGAAGGACTAACAAGAGCGGCTATCCCGTTATGGCATACCGTGACGTTATGATGCCTGACGGAAAGACGCCCATGAAGCAACGAGTATACTTCGTTCCTCCTTCGATGCTTGACTTATATCTCTACCTCGACATATCAAAGCAGACTGCATCAAACTACAAAAAGCGGGGCGGACTTTACGAGAGGGCTCTTATAGAGGCTGATCTCATGGTTGAGGCATACAAGGCTCGGGTTTTGAATGAAGGGATCAAACGGCCGCAGGGCATTATTTTTGACCTTCAATGCAACCACGGGTGGTCGCCTGAAAAGAAGGCTCAGGACAACGGAGAGGGCGGCGGAGTCGTCATTCTTCCCGAGATCGACAGGCTTGAAGTGCCTTCGGAGGAAAAAGATGAATAAAACTATCTGGACACCGCAGCCGAGGCAGGAAATATTTATGCGCCGTGGAGAGGACGAAGCTCTTTACGGCGGAGCTGCAGGAGGCGGAAAGAGCGAAGCTCTCGTTATTGAAGCTCTGCGCCAGGTTAAGATCCGACACTACAAGGGGCTTATACTCAGAAAGACCTATCCGCAGCTGACGGAGCTTATAGACAAGAGCCTGAGATATTACAAGGCAGCATACCCTACTGCCCGATACAACGATTCAAAGCACACTTGGACCTTCCCTTCGGGGGCTAAGATCATATTCGGTTCTATGAATCACTCAAAGGACAAGCTGAACTACCAGGGACAGGCTTACGACTTTATAGCCTTTGACGAGCTTACGCACTTCACATACGACGAGTACATATATCTCGTTTCCCGAAACCGTCCCAACGGCCCCGGCACACGATGCTATATAAGATCTACGGCGAACCCCGGCGGCGTTGGTCACGGATGGGTTAAAGAGAGATTTGTTACAGCGGGAGAACCGGAAAAAACAACATGGGAAACGGTTACTTATGACGATCCCGACGAAGGACGGGTGACTAAGCGCCGCTCAAGAGTATTCATACCCGCAAAGGTATATGACAACAAGGCGCTCTTAAAAAACGATCCTACATATCTTGCAAGGCTTGCTTCCATGCCAGCGGCGGAAAGGGCTGCTCTTCTTGACGGAAGCTGGGACAGCTATTCGGGACAGTTTTTCTCAGAATGGAGAAACGATCCTTCGCATTATATTGACCGCCGATGGACACACGTTTGCGAGCCGTTCGATATATCAAGTGCAAACGTGCGCATTTACCGTTCATACGACTTCGGTTACGAAAAGCCCTTCTCCTGCGGATGGTGGGCTATCACTCCAGACGGCACATTTTACCGAATTATGGAGTGGTACGGCTCGGACGGCACTCCTAACAAGGGTCTTGAAATGAACCCTGAGGATCAATTTCGCGAGATAAACCGTATTGAAAATGAACATCCATGGTTCAAGGGGCGCAAGATCTACGGCGTTGCAGACCCATCTATTTGGGACGGCTCACGCGGAGTGAGCGTAGCTGAGATGGCAGAGCGAAATCACGTTTTTTTTGAGCCGGGAATAAACGACCGAATTCCCGGATGGATGCAATGCCATTACAGGTTGCAATTCAACGAGCAGGGGTACGCACGTATGTACGTATTCAAGAACTGCAAGGATTTTATAAGAACTATCCCTTCCCTGGTGTTCTCAGAAAAGCACATTGAGGATCTTGACACGGACGGAGAGGATCACGCGGCCGACGAATGGCGATATTTTTGCATGAGCCATCCCGTGGCTCCGAGGATGCCCGTTAAGGCTCCTGAGTTCAGCGTTTTCTCCGATCCTTTGGATCTTTTGAAGTGAGGTTTTCCAATTAGAGACAGTTCGGAGTTCCTTCAAGGTATAAGAAAGGCAGAATATGAATTTTGGCATAAGAAATTTATTCAAAAGGGGCAATATGCCCGAAGGTGTGAGAGGGACAGCTCCCTCAGCTCCTCAGATGCAGGCGAGGCCGCCCATTGACAAGCTCTCGGTTCGCAGGGCCGCCGAGCTTCTTGAAAAATATAAATCGGGAAAAGCAAAGCTTGAGGCTCGCATCGTTGAAAACGAGCAGTTCTGGAAGCTGAAGCAATGGGAAACTCACAAAAAGGACAATACAGCAGGAAGGCCGAGTGCTACTGCCGTTCTCTGGAACTGCATTGCATCAAAGCATGCGGATTTTATGGACGGATACCCTTCCCCGAACGTTCTCCCCCGCATGGCAGACGACGAGGAGGAGGCAAAGCTTCTCTCCGACGTTATTCCCTGCGTTCTTCGCCAGGGCGGATTTCGCGAGGCTTATGACGAGTGCTCTCTTGAGAAGCTCAAGCAGGGCTGCGGAATATACGGAGTATTCTGGGATCCCGACCTTCACGGCGGCATCGGAGACATAGTTTATAAATCCATAGATCCTCTTATGCTCTTCTGGGAGCCCGGCAAGACGGATCTTCAAAAGAGCTCAAACGTTTTCCTTTGCGATCTTGTTGACAATGAGACTCTAAAAAATCAATACCCCGACATTCTCAAAGACAAGACGCTCTCCCTTGATAAGAACGTTTCCAAGTACATATACGAGGATTCCGTTGACACGAGCAACATGAGCCTTGTTGTTGACTGGTATTACAAGAAGCGAATCGGAGGGCAGGACGTTCTTCATTTTGCAAAGTTCGTTGGGGACACGCTACTTTACTCTACAGAGAATGCGGGACTTCCCTATCTTTACGCTCACGGCCGATATCCCTTTGAGCCCGATACCCTTCACAGGATAAAGGGAACTTGGTTCGGCTTCGGATATATAGACATCGGCAAGGGAGATCAGACCATCATAGACGAGCTCTCCGAGTGCATCGTTAAAAATACGAAATGGGGAGTTAAGCCCAGGTATCTTTCAAAGATGGGCGGCGGAATCAATGAAAAGGAATTTGCGGATCTTTCCCGAGAGATCGTTCACTTCGAAGGACAGAGCACGGACATAAAGCCCGTTGATTACAAGCCCCTGCAGGGAAATTATCTTGCCTTTATGGAATCAAAGATCGCGCTCCTCAAGGAATGCACGGGAAACCGTGACGTTAATAACGGCGGAACGGTTAGCGGAGTGACGGCCGCAAGCGGCATTGCCGCAATGCAGGAATCCGGCTCTAAGCTTTCCAGAGATGCAATTAGCGGTACATATCACGCTTTTGAAAAAGTTATATATCTCACAATCGAGCTCATGCGCGAGAAGTATGATTCGAAGCGTTATTTCAGAATCACCGGGGACAGTGGGCAGGCTGAGTACATTGAATACACCAATGCTCTTCTCCGCGGCCAGGATCAGACTGTTGCAGGGGGGACAAGCGTTGGCCTTCGCCGCCCCGAATTTGACATTATCGTTACCGCCGAGAAGGCTTCGCCCTATAAGAAGATCGAGCGCAACGAGCTTATGATGAGCCTTTACGGCATGGGCATACTTCAGCCACAGAATGCACCTGCCGCCATGCAGCTTCTCTCTCTCATGGATTTCGAAGGCAAGGAGAGAATCATGGCCAAGGTGGCCGAAAACGGCACTCTTAACGACAGGCTGCTTCAGTATCAGCAGCTCGCTCTTGATCTGGCAACGGAATACGACCCTGCTCTTGCAGAGGAGATAGCCATGGCCATTGAAAGCGGGATGCCGAGAGAGAGTGCGCCGACCTTGAAGAGCTCCGGCAAAAGCTCCGCCGAAAGCCGCTTGGAACGAGTGCGCGATGAGGCGCAGGAGAGGTCGCAGCCGGGATGATAAAGATTGAATACTGCCCTGAGCGCTTTCACATAAAGGCTCGTGGCCACGCAGGATACGGCACTCACGGAAATGATATTATCTGCTCTGCAGTTTCTACACTTATAGAAACTTTGGCCTTTTGCATCATCGGCTACAGCATGGCTCTTGAAAGAGAGCCGACAATTATGATCGACGAGGAGAGCGCTCTGATCGAGATCTCTGCCGTGCCGAAAAAGGAATACGAGAGGGATATTTCCCTTCTCTTCTGGTTCTGCTTATGCGGGCTTGACGCCCTTTGTGAGCAGTTCCCGAAAAACGTTGGTATTACCGTTCTCAGGCAAGAGGACGAGCTACATACAGATTCGCGCCCTTAAGGCGCAGATGCGACGGGTATATCCCGGAAAGGATTATTATGCTTTTGAAATTTTTTAATCTTCAGCTGTTCGCAGATGCTGAAGGTGCTTCGGGCGCCGCCCCTTCTTCGGGTGCGGGAGGTCAGGCCGCCGCTGACACGGGAGCGACTGCGCCTGCCATGCAGTCAAATGCAGCCGACACAGCCGCACAGGGGGCGGACACAGGAACAGGTGGCGGTATGCAGGGAGAACGCTTGCCCTGGGAACAGGTACGCGAGCTTTACCGCGAAGAAATCGATGCTGATGCCAAGGAATATGCAAAGCGATACTCAAAGGATGCGGTTGCGAAGAGGACAGCAAAGCTCAAAGCTCAAAACGAAGAGTTTGAAGCTTTGAAGCCTTATCTTGACCGTGAGCTTTACCGCCACGGCTTAAAGCCCGGTGATTACAAGGCTCTCAAGGAAAAGGGTGATGCCGACAGATCTCTCTTCAGGGAGAGGGCCATGGCAAACGGCACCACCGAAGAGGTTGAGGAGGCTTTATACAATGCTCGACGAGAGGTTGAGGACACCAAGGCTGAAAATGAACGCCTGAAGGCTGCCGAAGCTGAGGAAAGAGAGCTTAACGAGATTCGCAAGCAGTACAAGCAGGTTGCGGGGGATGTTCAATCCATTCGCGAGCAGTTTGATCCTGCCTTCGATCTTAAGGCCGAGATGGCCCAAAACAAGCTTTTTGCAAGGTATGCATCCGAGCCTCACTTTACGATCCTTGAAGCCTACAAGCTTGCTCATCACGACGATATCGTTGCAAATGCTACAGCGAAGGCCGCTGAGGATGCTGTTGCAAAGACAACAAATGCCATACGCTCGGGAAGCGCAAATGCGCCCCGGGAGGCCGCTGTTAGCGCAGGTTCTCCCGCAGAAGTGAAGGTTGATCCTTCACGACTCTCCAAAAAGGAGATAGATGATTACATAGCTCAGGCTACCAGAGGTATTCCCATTACCTTCAGATAGCACTGCGGGAAAGGAAAAAAGAATGAAAACCATTACAAATCTTATGATGCTCATGTTCAACATCCAGCTCTTTGCGGGCGATGTTGTTACTCCTGAGGCAGGTACCTACGGTGTTGCGCCTCAGAACACCACTACAAGTGAGGGCCTCACCGACGAGATGAAGGCGTTTTATAACACTCAGCTTCTCGAAAACGTCAGACCCAACACTGTATTCAACCAGTTCGGAAAAACTCTCGTTCTTCCTGCCGGCAATGGCAAGACCGTTGAGGTTCGCAGAATGGAGACCTTTGGCAAGGTTCTTACTCCTCTCGTTGAGGGCAAGATCCCCCAGGGCAACAGCCTGAAGATCGAGAAGAGGACGATCAGCGTTGATCAGTACGGCGATTATACCGCTATCACCGATCAGCTTAACTGGGCTGCTGTTGACCCCATCCTTGCAGAGACTGTTAACGA